CAAGTGTGAAACCACAATTTTTATAAGGTGAGGTTTTAATATCATCAACAAAGCCACTATCGGCCCAATAAGCTTGATGGATTCCTTTTGCTTCAATGTTGAGTCCATCTATCCACTTCCAAATGTTACCCCAAAAGTTTTCTTCACCACGATATGAAACTGAAACCAATCCGTTTGTTCCAGCTGCCATCCCCGAAGCATTACCTAAATTTCTGGTTGCACCTGTTGATACAGATTCATTTCCTTCACCTGGAGGTTTATTTACAACGCCCAAGCCAATTGCACTTTGCATATTGAAAGTTGCATATTCAATCATCATAAGCATTTGGGTTACTGATGCAGATAGAACATCTGACAACTGCCAGCCTACACCCCTATTTTTAGCAAGTTTTCTTATATTTGCTCTTGTTAAAGTTTGTTCTAATCCACTTGCTGGTTTAGCATTTGCTATTGATGAAAGCCTATGCACATTAAAATCAGCAAGTTGTTCATCAGCTAATAAATAGATTTCCGTTAATGGGTCATAAAGACAACCTTCATATGCTGATAAATAAATCTTATCAACTTCAACCCCATTTCTAACAAAAGCAGGATGTACTTTGAAGCCAGGTTTATAAGTATCAGATACATAATATCTTGCTTTTCTCATATGGTATCCAATACTTATACTACCAGCAACCGTCTTTTCAACCGTTGCAGTAACACCAGTTGAACCACCATCAAATGTTGTAGTTATTTTTGCACCAGGGGTATTGCAAGTAAAGGTCACGCTTGCACCAGTTCCGCCGGTAGTCCAACCAGTATAAGTTGCATTTCTAATTTTTGCTGCAACTAATTCAGGCGTGTTATCTGTAGCAAGAACCGAAACTGTGAAAGCCACACTATCAAGTGTAATGGTCAAATTCCCATCTGCTGTTGCCCCTGCTGTTACTGTAAGAGTATTTACTTCAGCATAATCGGGTATTTTTTCAAGTTCCAAAGGAACAACTTTGTAATAAAATTTTGGTTGTTCAACCATTACTTGCACTAGTGCTCCAGGCAAATAAGTAATTGAATCTTTTTTAATTTCAACTGTTGTCTTACCGTTTTCATTGTACCCAGGTTCACCATAATAAGCAAGAACCTTTCCATCATCAGTTAAAATACATCTTTTTCTTCCACCAAAGGCTTTGATTGAATCAAAGTCTGCACCAGGGGTTTTATTAACTGCACCAGCAAGTCTTGTAAATTTATTATTTTTAAAATCAGCTTCAACACCAACAATGTCATCATCAGTGTAACCAACAAACCCTGCCAAGTCAGCAATCTTTGCATTGATTGCAATGACATCTGCCTGTGTAGCAACAGCAGCAGGATTGACTGTAACCGTCACATTAGCAGCATTTCCGACAGTGATTACAAAGTCAAACAGGATGCCACTGGATGTGATACTGTTATAAGGGGGCATATATCCTGCCTGAATTGCCCTTGCCACTGCATAAAGGATTTCACCTTCATCAGGGTCAATTGCATACAGACCAATGGTGTTGACTGTGTAACCAGTTGCCAGGTCTTTATTGTTCAAAGCACCCTTGATGTTTACAGAAGTATTATTGATTCTGCTGATGCTTGAAATGCTTGCTGACTGCTTGATATTGGTCAAGGAAGTCAATGATGCAAGCTGTTCCTGTGTATAGACAGTGCTTGATGTTTTGATTGCTGAAAAGTTAGCTATTCCACTTCCTGCAATCAGCTTTGCCATCAAAGCCTGTCCTTTACCTGTGATTACAAATGGACTGAATTCTGCCATCTTCTTTTTCCACCTTTCTTTAGATACTTGTTGTAATACTTATTATTTCAGTGCTTGTGATAGCATTGCCAACCACTGCTTCACTGACTTCATCAACCTTTTCATTGATGTCGTTGGTGATGAATTCAATATCCGCATGGGTGATACCACATCCAAAGGTCATGTTACCGCTTGTTTGTACATCCAGTATGTTGATAGATTCAACAACCAAGTTGCAGGGAATGATTGTTCTGAACAGATAAGCCAAAGCATCCTGTTGACCTTGTTTTTCAAGGTGTGTGACAACCTGAATTTTGTACTGGTCATTGAATATTGTTATTTGGATGTTATTATTCCCTTGTAAGGATATCAGCTTTGACAGGAATGATTTCAAGGTGTAGGGAACAACATCATTCCATCTTGCCAAAACCCTTGACCGCCTGGAATCCAATGTGTCAGTTGGTAATGGGTATATTCCCAACATTTTTTCAAATCGAGCAATTCCTCTTTTATTGCAGTGCAGTATGAATGTGTTATCCAACACCACCTGACCTTCATCACTGACCGCTTGAAATTCAGGATTTTCAGCGGTCATTATTGCTTGCATTTCCCTGTACCCTTGAAGGAAGGGGGGAAGGTAACTAATTAAGCTTATTTCCCTGCTCATGGTGTTACACTTCCCAACACAGGTATTTGATAGGTGGTCAGGGTCAGATTGTTTGCATCACCATTGATGGTTGTTCCTGAAATATCAATGATGCCTTCAATTGCAAGCAACCTGGTTTCAATCTGTACAATTCTCACAATTAAGCCTTCCTGATTTGCCCAGTCACTTCTTAATTCAAGCATATAATCTTCAAGTGCTGCAATTGCTTGTGTTTGTAGTGCTTCCCATGAATACCCAGTGTCAAAGGTTATATTTGCAGCAATATCAACTGTTACTTCTTCAACAGTGTCAACTGTCACAATGTGTCCGATAGGTGCAATTCCCCAACCTTCACCTTGTGGGGAAGGGTCAATTGCATTTTGAACAGCATCAATCAAAGTTGAACTTGCTTTGTTATAGGTTGCATCAAGAATGGTAAGCTTGACAGTTCCACCACCATCCCACAGTGGTGTAACCTTGGTTGAACCAACACCTGGAAGTGAATTTGTCTTTGTCAGGTAATCGGTAATGTTGCCACCATAGCTTTTTTCACCAAATGATGCAAAATACCGTTGTCTGAAAACTTCCGTATCTTCTTCATCTTTACCTGGAATCAGAACTTCCGTAAGTCTTGCTGTTTCAAGTCCTTCAATGTAGTCAATAGGAATGATGTCATCCAGGCTTTGGTTACCAATAGTTCCTGCTGTTTCACATTGTACTTTGTAAACACCAGGTGAAATCAGTTCAGTGACAACATAGTTCAATGAACCAAGGTTGAACCTTTTGTTCAGTACATCAATATTTGAAGGTGTGAATTCGCCTTTCAATATTGCATGAGTTGCAGGTTCAGGTTCAAGACCTCTTTCCTTTGCCCTTCGGATAAGATATTCCCTGGAAGCAGTGTCACCAAAAGCTTCATTCAGTATCATGTCAAATTGCATGTATGCCAAAGTAAGTTCTACCGCAGCAGGGGCAAGTGCATCATATATGATACTGCCTTCACGCTTGTTCAATGTGTCAGGAACTCTGTCAAGCATCCTCTGCAAGATTACTTCATAAGTCATGTTTTCATACATCAGAAATTCACCACCTTTTCTGTTTCGATATCGCCATAAATGGTGTGTACAGTGAAGCGACATGTTATTTTTCCTTTGTTCACTTCAAAGTCAAAGTTGTCAACACTGATGATTCTTTCATCCCAGGTCAAAGCTTCTGTAATTCGCCTTTTTAGTTCAGGAATCACATAACTGACTGGTTGACCGTACAAATCAACAAGTTCAATTCCATAGTTCCATGAATAAATTACATATTGATATCTTTCTGTGTTCAATATGTGATAAACTTCTTGAACCATTGCTTCCAGTCCATCTGCATACCCCAGGATGATGCTTTCATCAAGATGCATTTTGTATGTTTTGCTTGGTTGTTTTTCAATTTCAAAATCCTGTGTAAGAAAGCCATTGGTTGACGGTATCATGTTATCAACCTATCCAATACAACATATTGCTGACCGCCTTGCATCCGCAAAAGAAGAACGGTATCACCGACAACCAAGCTATTATGAACGGTGATTTCCTTTTTTCCTTTGACTTGATGCTTGTGTGTATTACTTCCAGTGGTTGAACTGCTGCCATCATCTGTATAAGAATGACTGTGAGTGTCATTCTCTGTGTAGTGGTCAACAGTGATATTGGTCTTGAAATCAGTCACATTCCTTGTCAAAATCAATTGTGCTTCTGTAAGGGTCAGCTTTTGTTCCACATTTATTTTCAGCGGTGAAATGGAAGTGACCTTGCCAAACATTACTGCACAGGGTTTGGAAGCTTCAACCGCATCCAAAGCTGCTTTCTTTATCAATTCAATTAGATTAGGCAATGAATTCACCACCCTTCAAGGTTAAGTCCATTTTGTGTTCACTCTCATTGAAAGTGTGTTTGCACTTTTCAACAAGCATGAAGTTTTGAACTGCAATGTCGCCCAGGTTCAAGTTCACAACAACCATGCTTCCTGCTCTGACTGATAAGTGTCCAAGGGCATTTGTGATTTTCAGGTTTCTTGTCTTTACATTGTAAAGTGAAAGAAGTGCATCAGCTTTTGCCTTTCCGTTTTCGCCTTCCTCTAAAGTATCATAATATTGCAAAATGCCCCAGTTGTTTATGTTATTTGAATCCTGTGCAATATAAACTTCCCTTTTTCCTGTCTTTTCGTTCTCATACACAAGTTTGATTTTGTTATAGGTCTGTGAATCAATGCTTGATGTATAATCAAAGTTTTCACCAGTTTCTTCATCAATGACCACACCAACCTTCATATTTTCAAGTGATTTCAAGGTCAGCTTTCCAAAGTCATCATACAGAACATACATGGTCTTTTTATTCA